GGTCACGATTGCGTCATAACTGAGCATCAATTTTCTGTCCACAATATGAGCAATAATTATCCATGTATTTTATGGGCATATGACATTCTCTACAGCGCAAATTGTCTGAATAATTAGCAATTATCCTGCTCGGGATTGTGGGCTTCTGCTTTTTAAGTGATTTTATTGCCATTTTAAGAGCTTCAAGAATCATGGATGTTTCTACATAACCTTGAAATTTAATCTCAGTTTCAATGACATCAATCGCATCTTCGACTTTCATTTACAATCCCTTTCTTTCGCAATATCGCTCGATTGCGAACTATCGCTCTAAAATTTTCAAAAGATCATCAATCATTTGATCGTTGCGGTTTGGTTCCGTTTTTACTGTTGCTTTTGCAGTAATTATTGTGCTCCATGTTTCCATCACTTAACCTCCTGTGGCGGTTCTGGCAACGGCATCCAATGGGTGACTGGATTTTGCCTTGGCATCCATGTATGTCCGTAATGCCATCTCTTGTCCGACCAAATAGCACTTGTGATTTCTTCCCTTTGCACACTATCTTCCGTGGTGTGTGCCGAAACATAAATCAAATACTTTCCGTTTTCAATTGGCAACCGCTCACTCACCGGAATCCAGCGGGTTCCAGCAACAAAGTTTGAAATGATGTTTAGGTTGTCAACCGCATTGGAATAGCTTGAGTAGTCCATGTACTCACCGTTGTGTTGTCCTAGGATTGTGTATAAATCGTCAATCGCTTCATCAATATTCATCACTCAACCTCCTGCTTTAGCCAATCGTTAACAACAGATTTACCCATTACAATATAATTGTCCCAATTCCAATGCTTCAAAAATTCAGTCAACTCCTCGTCACTCATGGCTCGAATGCGGTCTGCGTTGGTTTTGTGGAATATTGGATCGTACATGCTACATACGTGGTTTTTGTCATCATCTGCATTGCGGCAAATAAGCTGATGGTCACAATTCATGCAATTCATTTGCACGGTCACCGCCCCTCTTTTACAGGCCCACAAGTTATATCTTGCTTGTCTAATTCATCCAGCTCGCAAGCAAGTTTTTCCAAATGTTTAACAGCAATGGACTTGATAGCGGCAGACACTTCGGCATACAAGTACCCGTGCTCTTTTAAATATCTATCTCCAATTGATATGTTCCGTCCTAGATCCAACTTTTCTAAAATATCATTGCAGACATACAATTGATCCTCTATTTTAGTAACTGATTTGATCAAGTCTTTTGCTTGATTTATAACTCCCATTTTTAACCACCTTTCTTTCGCATAATTTCACTATTGCGAACTATCAAACCAATACTCATACTCATCCAAAATCGCTTCAATCGTCCCAATGATATGAGAACTCATTGAATAGCATTGATCATAAATCAACCTTTCGGAAACTTTCTCACGATACTTAGCTACTCTTGAATCAGATCTATAGAATTCTTCAATATCGTCATAGGCGTTTGCTTTTCCTTGTAAAACAGCTAGCTCTTTTTGAGATATTTCAGGCATCACTCAACCCCCTGTTTTTTCTGACAAGCCGTTAGCTGGCACTGCCCCCATTCGTTTGCATGTTGGCAATAGCAATTTTTCGAACTGCAATATTTGTGGCCATTTTCAACTGCGGTTGTGCTATACATCACTCAACCTCCTGTGGCGGATTCGGTAACGTCATCCAGTGGGTGATATAGGTATGCTTTATTTGTAAGTCAAAATGTTCGTTGACTAATATTGGATTCCAAAGATCAACAACCCCGTTTGAAAACAATACAAGAATTTTGAAGTTGATCCCATTTGCATCGTTCTCAGTCGGCAACCGCTCACTCACAGGAATCCAGCGAAGTTTTTCTTCTGCGGCGATCCTCCTTTTAATTGACAAAGCCAAAGCGTCCTCATGATAGTCGAGCGGAACTAATTCTGGAACTTCTTGATTATCTGGAAGTTGACTATTGCAAACCGGACACAGTTTCATAACTTAACCTCTTTCCTTTCTTCACAATGTTTCACGATTGCGTCAATAATCATCACTGTCATCACTGATGGCGGCAATGAAATCTGATCCATCCTCGTATCCTTCAATCAGCAATTCAAACATCTGATCAAATGCTTTATGCAAATAATTTGAACCATCTTCCTGATCACATTCAGCGATGATATGTTCGGCACAAAACTCTGCAAATGCAGTATGCTTACCTTTTTTGACCTTGTTCGGATATTCATAGTCGGGCATGTTTTCAAAAGCCATAACAAGGTTTTTGACAGGTATTTCGATTGTCAATTTTCCGTTTGACACTTTTGTAGTGAACCCCATATTTTCAAACTTCTTCAAACTTTTGTTTCCTTTCTAAGTTCACAATATCGCTCAATTGCGTCCTTCTTCCAATCGTGCGTTAATCATGTCAGACAGCATCCAGATAACCTCTCCCTTTTCGTTGCCGTCTTGAATCAGACCAGTTCGACCGGTCGCTTTGTGTTTGGCCCTTCTAAACAGATATTCGCTACGTTGCCCGGGCATAATACAAATTATCCTTTCTTTTTATTTGGCATACGGGCTTGACAATACTTACACATATCAATCAATATTAATTGACAGAACGTGGGACCTCGTGCTAAATCGCGATAATATTGTCCGTCACAGTGCTTTTTAGGGACGCCACAATTGGTTTTTATAGTTGGATATGCCACGTAAAAATCACTCCTTTACAATTTATTTGTCTTAGCCGCCACCAATAGATCTGCGATCATAACCCCAACCTTGGTAAAATCGGCATGATCTTTAATCAGATTATTACCATTTAGAATTAATAATTGCTTCCTTGTAACCAAGATTAAATTATCCAGATCGGTGTTTAAGAAGTCGCCATCACCAAATATCAACACATGACCTTTTGGGATTGGACCGTTGGCTTGCTCCCAAATATGATTATGCAACTGTACCCATTTGTGTGGTGCAATTTTGATGTATTGACGACGCTCTTTAATACGGATACTACCGATTGGCTTACCATCAGTATATGATGGAATATGCTTAATACAACCCATAATATCTCGAATCATAGTTTTATCCGGCTCGGTTGAGTTTTGATAGTGGCTTGACAGCCAATGTACTATTTTTATGTAATTCATTCTTCCACATCTTTTAATAGCACTCCGCTTCTGCTCTCGTGATAAAGAAATGTATTCCGCATGAACACTCGTTCCACCTGTTTTCGTCAAAATTATCAACTGATACAGTTTCGCCTTTTCTATAAATAAATGACGGGTCTTGCTGAGAAATTCCTTCATCCGCTCCCAACACATCTAACACAACGGCTTTATCGCATCTACACTTTCTTGTCGTTGCGCTAGATCGCCTTGCGTCTTCCGGTATTAGCAGTTTTACAATAACATTGTTTCGGCACTTCTTCCACCCCGTAAAAGCACCATCTTCAGGACAAACAAGCCAGAACCCTGATGTTCTTTCGTTTCCAATAGCACCACCCAAGTTAGCACCACTCAAGTTAGCACCACTCAAGTTAGCACCACTCAAGTCAGCATCACTCAAGTTAGCACGACGCAAGTTAGCACCACTCAAGTTAGCACCACTCAAGTCAGCATCACGCAAGTTAGCATCACGCAATTTAGCATAACTCAAGTTAGCATAACTCAAGTTAGCACGACTCAAGTTAGCACGACTCAAGTCAGCACGACTCAAGTCAGCACAAATACCATTTTTATCACCTAACAACCAATTTTTGTGCGAATCTAAAATGTTGTTCAATTCTTCTATTTTCATTCTTCAACCTCTCTAGGCTTCATGCTTGTCGAAACATCAAATTCAGATCGGTCTGCTTGAGTTTTGGGAAACCATTTTGATGCTGATCCATCAAAACAGCCTTCGCACGGTGCGCTTTCTGCGCTTAAGTTTTCGTACTTACAAGTAAAACAATATTTGTGCATTTCAACTCTCCTTATTACGCAATACGCTCAAATTGTTCCCTCATTCCTCATCTGCTCCAAAAAATCTTCCGGCAGATTGTCGTCTGATTCTCGCTCGATTTCCTCTAAATGCTTTTCGTACCACTCCCTTGCCGCAATCACATCGAAGTATGTCTTGCCCTTGTACCTGAACCTAGGCAAGCCCATCGTCATGTACCTCTGCATCGTGCTTCTGACTACTCCAAATTCCTCGCACAATTCCATCTTCGTCAGATAACGCTTGTCCACCGTGTTCACCTACTTCTATTATACTGCTTTGCTTCCTTGGCAGCAAGGGCTTCTTCCGTTCTTTTCCTGTATTCTTCCTTGATTCTACGTAGCTCACGATACCCACCATGCGTGATGGAAGTGTCGATGATGACCGCATCTCTAGGGATAATCCAGGTCGAGCCGATCTTGACTGCACCAACGATCCTGCCCTGTTTCAAAGCTGTTCTAATAGCTTGAGTCGTGGAATAGCCCATGTGTCGGCGGTACCCTTCAATGGTCATGTAGATGCCGCCACGAATTACAAACCTGTGTTGCTCTTTTTCTTCACTCATTGACTACCTCATCATTTCCAAGCAGGTCATAAATCTCGATCAATCTGAGCATTGAGTTTTCAATGATAGACACCGGACTGCCCTGCTCTTTGTCTATGATCACCTTACAAAGCTCTGCAACGTCCTGCCTGAGCAGTTCTACATTAAGCTCCAGTGCTGTCATTATCTGCCTTCTTTCTGGCTCGCCATGCCCTGACGTATTCTGTGTTGTACTTTCTGACGTGCTCTCTGTTGCGTTTGATCCATTCTGCACTGTTGACCTTATATTGCTCTTTGTGGGCTTCATAGTATTTCTTGGCATATTCCCGCCGCTTGGCAATCGATTCAGGGCTTTTCTTCTTGGGCCAATACTTCGGATCACAGTCTGGATATGGGCAGGTCGAACAATCGGCCCACCCACATTTCTCATTCATCTTCCGGCTCCTCTTTGGTGTAGTTTGCTTCCAAGTATTTCATCAGGGCACAGTACAAAACGTCAATGAACTCGTTTCCATCTGCGCCATGCCACTTGCTGCCACTCATCGCTTGGTGAGTGTTCATGCTGATTGTAATAAACGGTGCTACAACCTTTGGATCAAAATACATTCCTATTTGCAGGTCAACTTTCTCTTTTTCAAAGAAGCGCAGAATATCCGCAACATGAATGGCAGGATAATCGAGCACGCCATATTCCCACACGGACTTCAGCTGGTCTACAGACAGGACAGGTTTTGCAAACATATCAAATCACCTCATCATAAAAATTGATGCCTATCGACTCCATGTCAACCACGCTAAAATCTTCCTCTTTGATCTCGTTCGTTTCGAGCATCCACTCAATTTTATCAATGATCTCTGATTCTCTGCACCGCACAGTTACATCTGCATAACACATGGCAGATACACGGACGGAATATTCTTTGACCGGTTCTTCCGGTTCGTTGATAGGTAGCTCAATATTCATTTACTCCACCTCTTTATCCTTGAAGTTCGCAGAAACATCGAACTCCTGACCTTCTATCGAGATACGCACGTTCGTGACTGTCTGCGAAACAGGCTGACCGTTTTCCTTGTATTCAGCCTTGCGAGCCTTGAGAGCGAACATAGTTGGAAGTCCAGCTCCATCACTGTCAATGACATTTCGCCACAACTTAGATTCTGCCAGCGTAGCTTCCGCACTTTTCAAAACGTTCAAAATCGATGAAAACTCCGGTTTTTTAGACCACATCTCAACCTCGACAGGCGAAACATTGCAAAGCTCGACCGCCTCATGATGAACAAGTCCGTTTATCCTGGCATACAGATACCCGATTGTACGTGCTCCGAGTATCTGCTCCAAATCCCCTGTGAACTCTGGATTGTCTTGCAATACCATTTCACGCATCATAGCGATTGCATCAGGCATAGCCAAAGGCGAGATTTTAACCTCGCTTGGCACTGATAACTCTGTTGATTCTGTGTTCTTTTTAGGTCTACCCATTTCGATAGGTTCCTTTCTTGATTTCTTCTGCTACTTTCACAATGTAGTCAGACCAAGTCGACTCTGACTCATTCCATTGCGAGCTAATGACCTTGAAATTATACCGACTCTGTAAGATGATAGCTTGCGCTTCGAGAAGCTCTCTACCTGTTGCCATCACTTAACTCCTTTTCTTACTCTTACGGCCCAATCAAACACAAAGTCAGGCCATGAAATGTCTTTTGTCTGCCAATAGGCAAACTCTATCTCTGCTTTTGTGATCCCTTGATCGAGTAAAAACTCATAGTTTTCTTTTGCCCCGTCAATAGAACTGTGATGTAATCCAATCATTTTATGCCTCCGTAACAAATACAGTATAACCAAATTGACGCAGCTCGTTAGCTCTCTTTTGAGCTTCCTTGAAATTGTAAAAATATTCACGTGTGGCGTTTTTAGAATATTGACTAGGCCATGCGAAAACTACATAAGTTTTCCGACACAGCAACAGCATGGCAACGAGCGCAAATACCAACATCGATGACCAGAATAATGCGTTGATCATAGACCGTCTTTCCCTTCTGGCCGTCCAGCCGATACCGCAGCTTATAGGTTAAATTTCAGATCCCACTAATACCCTAATAAGATTCTCTGGAATCGAGTACATCTTCGCACAGGCTCGGCGAGCTTGCTTTGCACTGTCGCACAAGATGTTTAGATAAGCGTTTGAGTCATAGTAGCAGTAGTATCTTTTCATGGTATCCCTCCGGTTTTATTGTAGGCTATAAGCCCCATGTCTACCACCAACAAGTGATGATAGATAGCGGATTATAGATTGTTTGTTAATATCTTCCGTGTAAAATGTATTCAAGACGTTTGTGAACTGTTTCCAGGTCTGCGGCAATTGCTTTTAATTCTGTTCTATTGCATTTTGAAAATTCTTCACGCTTGTGTTTGTATGAGTTTCCTGTTCCGTCCTCTAGTGGTTCTACAGCTTCAAAAATACGGCTCGCGTAATCTCTTATATAATCATACAAATTTACCTCATTTACACTATTATAATCCGATGCTTTGACTCTGGTAATTTTCATATTTTATGCCCTCTTTTCTTTTTGTAGGCTAATCGCCCCATAATGCCCACTATCACTAATGAGCACTTGCGATGATTAGAAATTCATGGCCAGGAATCGATCACTGTTAATCGGAATGATAATTGTATCATCGATTTGGTTCATGCTGGAATATTCCTTGTTATAATCGTGATTAAATTCTTCGATTGATTCATATTCCGTCCACTCGCAGCAAAGGCCGATTACATCCAATTCCTGCTCAACGCCTGCATCCTCCTCGAGATCAGTCAAATATTCGTACAATGCGTTGAGACCACTATAGCTGAAATTTTCTTTGCGTCTAGATCGAATGAAGGCATCCCTAAAATCACTTTGGTATACTGTCTGTTTCATCGTCTTTCCCTCTTTTCTGTTTTTTATTGGACTAGCGTTTCAGATAATCTCTTTAGTCAATGCATAGTAATATGTATCTAACAAATACTCTTTTATGTCGTTTTTGTTTTTGCCAGATATAGTTAAATCAAGTCCACTAAACGATGGCCTAACTGTGATAACGTGATCAGTCCATCCATCATAGAAGCCATTTTCGTCCATATGATGAAATGATAACGTTAGTTTGAATTGATTCGCTTTAAGATCCCTTGTATCAATTTTTGTTCCGCAGTCAATGCCAGACCCGGACGGCAAATTCTTTTCAAGCTCGATCAATTTTTCCGTGTGCTTGTCCAGCCATTCACTATTGCTAGACTTCTTACAATTCTCAATGGCCATTAACCTAGAGTAAATCTCACTTGCTACAGTTTTCATTTTTATCCCTCCAGTTGTTTTTTATTGGACTAGCGTTGACTGTCTTGTGACTGTCTTGTCGCTGTCCCATGATTCCATCATAAACACTACTATATAGGCTGTCAACACTAAAATCCATCTTTTTACGTAGCCATGGCAACCAAACGGAATAGCAATAATATGTTATATTCACTACTGCATATTTATTCAATATTCTGCATAATTATGCAACTCTTATAAGGCAGCAAATCAATAATTATAGTAAACTTTTCCATAACTTTGGTTTACTAACTGAATGAAACTCAAATAGCACGGCCTATGCAAGCAACAACCAAAGCGCCTATAATCAGCACTCGCAAGCTCTACCTATAACCTGAATCGTAAAATAAAACCAAGCTATAGCTTTAAACTATGCCTTGCAATAAAAAAATCCGGATCACTCTTTACTGTAATCCGGATCATTGTAATCTTTTGCGATTTTTTGTAATTTTTTGTTATTGGTTAAGTTTGATTCTGTACTGGATCGAATGAAAGCCAATGATGATATCTGTTATAGCAATTGGACGTGCCATATTGCCTAGTTTAACCCTGTCGCCGATGCAATAGGCTTTGCGGATGTTTGCGATATGATAGAGTGATCCGTGGCCTTCAAACATTAATTCTTGTTTCATGTTATTATCCCCTTTCGCTGAGTGGTGGACTATAGCAACACTATTCCACTTGTCTTGTCTAACGGTGAAACGTTATGGTCAAGATAGGCAATCAGAGCGAGACACTCAACCTCAGAGTCGCACAGCATTCTATAGTTTACCCTGTCGCTGTTGATATACGTGTCAATCTTGCGCAAGATTTTAGGATTCAGCGCGTCGAATTGCTCGTCAGACAGATAGGCGATAGGATAATAAACTCGTCCCCTGTGCGGGTGCTGGTAGGATTCTACTTGCCAGTTCATTGTACGCTTCATAGTGTTATCTCCCTTCATTTGCCTGCTTTGTGCAGGTCGTGGCCTAACGATAGCGCGTGTCGCTTTGCCTGTCAACACGTTCAATGCATGTTATTCCGTGCTGTTTACCGTTCGTAGCCATGGCAACATGATAGCAAGTCTTGAGAGAGAATAGCAGGGCAAGGGATGGATCTGTGCTTTGCTCGGCTGGCTGTAATTGGCTGATGCTGGCTGTCTCTGCATGGCAAGGATAGCATCGTTTGGTATCGTGGCTTTGCTGTTTAGCGTGCTCTGATGGACGGATCAAGCCTTGCGCGTATAAGGATAGATGCCAGGCTGATGATCGTTTGTGATCACCTGTGATCGTTTGTGAGCGGCAATCGGCAAGCTGTTTTGTGGGGGTACTGATGCAGGACAGGGCAGGTTATATGATTATTTTAACGTGTAAACTGACAGCGGATCGAGCGGACTGGGGCGGGGGTTACCTCGGTTTCGCGCGCACAAGCTGGTACGGTACTAGCGATATTCAAATCAGCCAGACAAAAAGAACTTCTACCAGGAGGCTACGTTGGTGTTTGAGGTGCCAAATCGAGGTTGACAAGTGACATTCAAATCATACTCACAAAAAAGAGTTTACAAGTATGCTTATTTGGCGGATGAAATAAGCACGGAAGTAAAGACGGACAAAGTATGGTGTTGACAACCATAAAAGTTGTGGTATAATCGCGCGATCGTGCGTGCGTGTGCGCACGCGTGCGTTTTATATTTATTAATTTCTTTCTTTATTTAGAAGAGTTAATTCTTTTTCTTTGCTTACTTTCTTTTTCTTATCAGAGAAACCTTTTTTCTTTCTTTATCGGAAAAGTGAAATGGAATTGGCAAAAATAAAAAGACCGAGTTTTTGGCTCGATCTTTCCGGTTTGTTTGCTTTGACTTGGCTACTCCTCATCGTTTTCAGTAATAATCTCGATTACATCGTCCAGCATTTCTGTTGCTTCATAGATATTGTCTAAGATTTTTGAATACCTTATTCCGTCTTTACCTTCTTCTTCGCTTTCTGGCAGTTCGTCGAAAAGATCGGAGACGCTTTCTTCCAGAAGCTCCAAATCTAGTTTCAGATCTTCGATCAGTTTAGTAATGCGCTGAATTTCCCTTTTGATTTCCACAATTCAAACCTCCTTGTATGTCAGGCTGGAATATTTCTTGTCCAACTCTGCAATCAGCCTCTTGATTTCGTCCTGTTTCGCCATAAGTTCTTCAAGTGAATTAGATTCTGCCACGGCAAGCCTTGTCTGACGCACGCACAGGCCTGCCAAGGCGTTTCCTAGGTCGGAGTAATAAAGGAAGTCATATGCCGTTCGTTCCTTGCCTGTACGCTTGTCCACACGCTTTCCGATTTCCTTTGCCAAGATGAACTGTTTTTCGTCTGCGTCGAGGTAGTAATTGTCTATCAGATGAATCATTGCTTAATCTCCTTTTCCACTGCTGTTCGGATAAGTTCACCTACCGAAATGCCCATCAGTTTTGCGTATTCCACCCATGTCTGCTTCTGCTCCGGCGAGATTCTCAAGATAATGTTTGCTGTTTTCATAGTTCACACTCCTTTCTGTGTAACTACATTGTACCATGGTAAATACAATGCTGTCAATACGTCATCTTTCTTACATATTCATCACTTTATGGTGACGACAGCGTTTTCTGGTAGTGTTAGACTATACATGGCTACGTTGTTTGACGGCTAAGGAGGCTGCATGGAATCAATCAAAATGCTGTGCTACGATTTCCCGGACAAAGAGTACATCACGCTACACGGACTGGCAGACACGCACATAGGCTCACCGCAATTCGAGAGGGTAAAGCTTGAAAAGCATCTTGCAAAGATCATGAGCGATCCAAATAGCTATTTGGTGCTTGCTGGCGACCTGATAGACAACGGTCTGAAGGGATCAAAGACAAATGTATATCGGCAGACGATGAGTCCTGATGAGCAGATAGACTTGGCTGGTTCGTTGTTTGAACCGTATAAGGATCGTATTCTCTGCATGGATGATGGCAACCATGAGCGAAGAAGTGTTCTGGAAGCGGATATCAGCCCAACGAGATTGCTTGCATACAGGCTAGGATTGTCTGATAGATACCACCGAATTATGAGTTTTTTAAGGATTTCTGTCGGGCAAAGACGGAACGGACACGTGGATAGACCGGTTTATTCGGTCGCTGTGCACCACGGAGCGAGCAGTAACGTTCACACGCAGAACAATTACGCGATCAGTTGTGGCGCAGATGTATTCATGACAGGGCACACGCACAGGCCTAGAACCGAGCCATTGGAACGATATGAGATGGACTTGCAGCAGAAGGTTGCAAGATTGAAGCCGATTTACATGTGTGTGCTGACATCGTGGATGAGATACGGTGATTACGGCGCAGAGAAGATGTTGAAGCCAAACGGCGTGCATCCTAACTGGGTGAAGCTGTATGGTGGCGAAAGACAAGTTGAGGTAACGCAATCATGAGTTATTGCCGATATAGAGACAAGGAATGTTCCGCTTGCAACGCTAATGGGACTTGCATCTATCAGATGTGTCCACACTTGATGGCCGAGATTTACCGGCTGGAAAAGAGAGTGGGCGAGTTGACTGCTTGCCAAGATAGCGGTATAATGGACGAGTAACAAGTTTACCAGGACTTTTACGCACAATTTAATAATGGCAGCAGGAAACTGTTCGCCGTTGACCGGATGAATCCATTGACCAGCCTCTGATTAGTGATGAGCTACCAGACGAGCAGTTGACGGATTTTTTCGTTATGTTAATATAAAAAGAAAAGGGGTTTAATATGGCATCAACGGCAAAAAGGTATGGGTTTGTTGACGTTGCAACATCCGCAAAGATTTATAAGAAATTGAAAGACACGCCTACTAGGTCGTTTGCTGGTAAAAAAGTTGCTGAATCTGTTCGGCTAACAAAGGCGCAGCGCAACGCTGGAGAATTGCCAGAACAAAACAAAAAACGCAAAAAGAAATAACATAACAGCTACCATTGACGGATTTTTTCGTTAGTGCTACAATGTGGATAGCCATTCACTCGCTCCTTTCGTACGTTTTTCATCGATGCACCTCCCTCCTCGCATGAGAGAGTCGGTTTCCCTCCCGGCTCTCTTTTGTTTTCGTTTTATGGTATAATGTTGTTGCGAATTGCGGAATATCTCTGCGGAGACTTCCTGAAAGAGTCGGATGCGTCTGGCTCTTTTACTTTGTCTTGATTTCTTCCCTGCCGAGGATCATGTCGGTGATTTCTTCCGTGACGATTTCCAGCGTTTCAGACTTGGTTGCGAGAAGCACGATCTTCTTCACTTCAAAGATGGGCGTTACAGATTCGATGACACTCATGCCACGACCTGTGCCTTTGTACGCCACGTCAGGTCTATAGACGCAACGAATGTAGACTTTATCCGTTGCCTTGTACCTTGCATGGATGGCTACCGCTGTCGCTTTTAACGCAAACAGGCTTATCGGAACAAATGCTTTAGGCGAAAACTCGTTGCAATAGCTTGCAATCTGGAAATCCGCTCTGGGCACAACGTTTTTGTCCTTGTAGACGTGCTCCGAAAGAACGATGTCGCCTGAAATCCAGCCTTCAAATTGGCAGATATTTTCATCTGGGTAGTTCCTGCGCTTTAGCATTGTGGCACCTCGTTTAAGCGAGCAAATTCACCATGCAGCTCCAATGCCAGTTTGTTGTATGCCATTGCTGCTTCCTCTGCTGTTTTAAAACCGCAAATTCTTTTTGTTTTTCCATATAATGTTACTCTGCACATATAGGTTGGTTTTTCTAGGTGTGGATTGTTGATGACAACTCCCTTGTAACCGGTTTTTGAATGCCTTTCAGAATTGCACATGTTTTTTGCTTGGTCGCAAATTCTTAAATTTGATCTTCTGTTGTCTAATTTATCTCTATTTATGTGATCGACGTATGTTTTGTTTCCTTTTTCCAACCCAAAAATAAATCTGTGCATAAGAACTTTTTCTGAATGTTGTTTCTTGCCTTTTTTGCCAAGAAATTTAGTTCTTGCAACATATCCTTGAGGGCTAACGGTCCAACAATATTTTGAAAGAACCTCATAATCGTCTTCATCAACACAAGTATATGGTCCGTTTGAGCACTTAATCCATCTTGGTTCGCTCATTTTTTGCCCTTTCCGCAATCATGCTTTCAATAATCTTTGCCATTGATGTGTGCGCTTGGTCTGCCCATGCCTCAAGCATCCGCTTCTGTTCCGTTGTAAGTCTAATTTCAAGCCTTTCTGGTTTCATATAAAAACCTCCTTTTACGTACATTGTAAGCCCTTTACGTAACAAAGTCAATATGTTATTATTTAGTCATGGCAAAAAGTTTAGCACCTCTAAGTGAAACATATAAAATTGACATCGATAAACGCTTTTTCAACAAAGTGTATCTTCCCTATTTAAACGAAATACATCGATTTGAAATATATCTTGGCTCGGCAGGTTCCGGCAAAAGTGCATGGGTGGCCCAAAAATTATCTATTCATCTTTCTACTATGCCGGGACGCAATTTGCTTTGTCTTAGAAAACAGGCAAAAGATTGTAGGGATTCTGTATTCAATGAAATGCGCCTCGCCATGCGCCAGCTTAATTTGCTTGATCTGTGGAAAGTGTCTACTCACCCCGAGCCTCGAATGGTTAATCGGGTGAATGGAAATACGATTATGTTTTCTGGTCTGGATGACCCGGAAAATCTAAAAAGTATCAAGTTTGAAAACGGAAACCTATGCGACACGTGGGTTGAAGAAGCTACGGAAATAGAAGATATAAACGCAATCCGAGAAATCAATCGCCGTATGCGTGACAGAAAACTCAAATCGCGCATTATATTAACTTTTAACCCTGTTTCCAGAACACACTGGCTGTTCAACTTTACAACCAAAGAAATGAAAATGCCAGGCGTTGATTCTTTGGTTCTTAAAACAACTTACAAGGACAATGCGTTTTTGCCTGACGACTACATTCAAGAGCTTGAACGTTTAAAATATGTCGATCCATTTGCTTACTCTGTATATGCACTCGGTGAATGGGGCGTCATGGGGCAGAGCGTCTTCAACGCGAACAAGGTCAGCGCACGCCTTGCAGAGTTGGCATCACTTGAGTACAAGAAGGCAGAATTTTCCTACGAGAAGGATGATATGGGTAGATTTGATCCGAAGTCTACTCGTATTTTTTATCATGCGGATGGCGAGACGAAGATATTCAAGGAACCGGAAGAAGGAGTGCCGTATGTCATAGCGTTTGACACGGCTGGCGAGGGTTCTGACTACTATGCGGCTCATGTGGTGGATAATATCACTGGCGAACAGGTGGCTGTCTATCACTCTGTGCGCGACCCTTCTGACTGCATCATTCAGATATTCGGATTGGGGCATTATTACAACTACGCCTTGCTGTGTCCAGAAGTAAACTTTGACTCGTATCCTTTGAAGAAACTATTGGAATGGGGCTACCACAAGATTTATACACGTGAGTCTGCGGTGGATAGAACTGATTCGATTTACGAGCAGAAGTTAGGGTTCAGGACGACCAGCGCAAACAGGCAACAGATGCTTTCGGAGTTGGTTGAGTGGGTGAATGAGAACACGCATCTAATCAACGACGCTGATACGCTGAACGAAATGCTTACGTTTACAAGGCAGAGTAGGAAACAAAAGGGTATCTTCTGGGCAGCTGAAAACGGTGCTAAAGACGATCTCGTGATGGCCGCAGCCATTGTGTTACAAGCACGAGAACAGCAGATTGCATACAAGGTGAAAGCGAAGGTGAAGAAGGGCGGCGTGTATCTGATGGAAGATATTGAGAAAATGTTTAAGCGTGGCGAGATTAGTTCTGACGAGAAGAAAGAACTGATGAAGATTTCAGCGGATACGTATGGTGATTATGGTTCCGCTAAGATGCAAAGGAGCAGTGCAAGGTATGCTAGGTAAAAGGTTGGCCGAAAAACTAATCCAGCTTATCCATGACAAGAGCAACGACACGGAGTATATGCTTGGTGAAATGCAAGCGAGTCAGAACAAACGACTAGATGTAATTGAACAGCTCTTGCGTGATTTGGTAGCTAGGGATACAATGACAGGAGAAGTTAAATCTGCCGATTATTACAGGGACAAAACAGGATTGTATTCGTACAAGGCACACGAGAACAAGATGCGCGAGTATTACGACAGGCCAAGGGACAAGGAGTAAAGGATGCTTCAACCGGAAATCTACGAGGACAAGCTAGAGCAGAAGAACACAAACGTTCCTTTGCAGGACTTGATGGACGATGAACAGCTTAAGCGTGGGCAGTATTACGCCAATCAGTATCTCATTCGCCGTGGCGAAGTTGAGCAGATGAAGTCGGAGTGGGACGAACTGTGGCGTTTGTACGCTTGCGAACGCGATCCTGACCCGAATGACCCGAATCTGCCTAATTCGTTTATTCCGTTGATTACGCCTGTTGTCGAAGGACAGGTTGCGGCGATGATGGAATCCACGATTGATTTCACTCATGTGACTGACAATCCTGCTCACGAACAGTATATGCGCCAGTTGGACGAAGCATCTGCATGGTTCCGCAGAAAAGGCAACTTCAACCTGCAAATGAAAGATTTTGCGCGTATGTATGAAGTTCTTGGCGGTGCATGGATTGTTCCGTTGTGGGAAAAGACTCACTCGAAAAAGAAGGGCGTGCCAAGCGGATACCCTCGCTTTACCGTTCCTCCGATTCAGTCTGTCTTGGTTGATGGTCGAATTAAAGACTACAAGGATTTGCAGAACGCTGAATACATCATTCACGAGATTGGCTATCAGTCGATTGGCTGGGCTAGAAAAGAATATGGCGATGACATGGCAGAAGCGTTGGCGGCTGGTTATAACCGTGAAGACGGCGAAGAACCGATGCAGTCTTATGACGACCGCAATTCGTTCCAATTGCTTCATGTCTGGACTCGTGCCAACGAAAAAGGCAACCTGCAACTGATCGAGATGGATGTCAATGGACTGATTCTGCGTGAGTCTGATCCGTCTAAGCCGTACTACGAGAAGGTAGACAACGAGTATCCGTTCTACTTTGCTCGTATGATGCCTAAGCAGGGCAATTTCTATGGCTATGGTGATGGCAAGATTCTGAAACCGATGCAGTACACCGTGAATCGATTGACCGATGAACTTGAATTGGCGGCTCGTTTCTCTGCACAGAGCAAGGTTGCGATTGATCCTAAAGGAGAATGCGATGTAGAGCAGTTTAACTCTGATCCTAGCAAGCCTATCATGATTACCAATCCAAACCAGAACATCCGTGAGTTGCAAGCCGGTGGTATCAACCCTGTCGTGGTGAACATGATTGAGTTCACTTTGCGAGAGGCACAGAGAGCCACACGGTTTGCGGACATCATGACCGGTCAGAGCATCGCAGCTTCTTCTACCGCTACTTCAGTCAATGCGCAGATTCAGCAGGGTTCGGTTGGTATCAAGGACAAGAAAACTGATATTGCCGAAGCAATGGCATGGGCTGATATGTACGGCATCAAGATGTGTTTGCAGTATTGGAAAGCTCCTTTCTGGGCTAACGTAGTTGGTGAACGTGCAGAGTTTGTCGATATGCAGGAAATGCGTGAAGCACCTGCCGCCAAACCTCTGTCTGCCGCAAGTGTTTCCAAGATGATTGAAGACAATGTGCCGATTGAAAACCTGCCGACATTTGAGTTGGTTGAAGATGATGACGGCATTACGACTACCGACTTCGACTTTGCTACTCGTGTTGTGATTGGTCATGGCATTGGTCGTGGCAAAACTGAAATCTACAACATGGTTATTGGACTTGTCCAGCTTGGTCTTATCACGCCTAAACGTGCCAAAAAACTTTTGGAAGATACACTTGGATTCAAGCTGTCTACCGATGAAGATGACCGGTTGGAAGCAGAGCAACAGCAAGCATCGATGCAACAGAACGCTTCTCAAATGAATCCTTTAGGCAATCCTAATGTCGTTCAAAAGCCGGTGCAGATGCCAGCAGAGAATCAGATGTCCACGCCTGGTATTGGCTCAATGGATCGAAGGGTGCTCGCATGAGTCTTGAACATCAAATGATGGTCAATATGTTTTCCAATCCTGACCCGCATAATGCCGGTGTGTATAATATGCTCCAAAACCTTTATCCGGCGTTTGCCAAGAAAGTGTTTGAAGGAAGTGGTTTCATTGGGAAACTTGTGCGGATGGGCTACGATTCTTCTGATGTGCTGGATTTTCCTATCTGTGGACGGTGCGAATCGCTGGCGGCACTAGACGGATACCATTGGAACGGAAAGCAGTATGTCAACAAATGCACGTGCATGAAAGAAGGTTGCGGTCATACGACTGTCAACCCGATAACTTTCCGTGAGTGGATCAGGGATGAGATAAAGCACAAGGCTCCGAAAGAAGTCATAGATCAATTGGACGATTTGCTTGATATGGCCGTAGACCTCTATGCCAAGCAGATGATGGCGAAAGCAGAGCGAGATTTGACCGAGGCGTTGGCACTGAAAAACGGTGCGATACGTCAAGCAGGAAGCATCATAATGCCGGATGGCGAAACTCATGTTGTTCCTGCAAAGATTTCCATCAACGAGTTTTCCATGTCAGACAAAGATTTCAAACAAACGTTGGATTGAGAGGTTTCCATGTACGACAAAGTAAAAAACCGAATCACAATGCCGCATACCATTCCTATGCCGATTCTTGATGGCAAGAAGTACACCATGAACGACATCAACGGTGGCACGACTAGAATTGCAGACCTGAATATTCCAACCAACACTTTCTGGGGAGGCAACGTCCTTGTTGTTGGCATGGTAAATGAGCTTGGGTTCTATGCCTGTCCTAGCCGATACGACAACAGTATTCAGGGTTTCTACATCCACGATGGCACAAAGGTGACTGAAAAGGGCAAGGCTTTGCTGGCCAAGAGATTCCCTGGCATCGAGATCGTGTACGAACCTGTTTCAGATGAGGTCACTCCGGAAGAAGCAGAACACTTGAAAGAGTTGCGTGCAGAAGCGATCAAGGTTGGTGTTGCATCACAGCAAATTACGCAGGTATCTGCCAAGGAGCTTGAAGGACTGATTCGTGCAATGGCTAGTGGAATCAATCAGGCAAATGTTGTTGAAACGGAATCCTTGACTGTCGAGCCTTACTCAACCGAGATGGTTCACGTGGACAACAGCGGTAACGAGCGTGTTTCAAAAGAAGATCGTGATATAATGGAACAACGTTCGACAAGGCGTGCAAGGAAGTTTGAAGTCTGATTTGCGCCCTGTGATAGTATGTATATGAGAGTTTTGACTCTTTAGGAGCTGGCAAAGAGCTTTGATCTTTGTAATATGAGTCGCCGGACTTTAATCACGGAGGAATGTTATGGACAAAAAGAACCTTGAAAATCTCGAAAATGACGATGTACTGGAAGCACTTCGGAAACTTGGTGTTGTGGATGAAGGTGAGGAAGAAGTAGCCGAACCGGACGAGAAGCAGGACGGAGAAACAAGTGACGAAGTGACTACAGATGAAGATTCTGACATTGAAGAATCGACAGAGGACGAATCCGATGTAGTTGAACCGCAGACCAAAACATTGTCTAAAGAGGAAAAGGCAATCCTCGCCTTGAAAAAGGAACTGAAACTAGCCAAGCAACTACTCAAGGAAAAAGCAGACGAGTCAGAACGGGTTGCATCTGAACAGCGCAAGGCCAACGTGATTCAGAGCTACAAGGACAAAGGCTATGACGAAGAAACAGCCGTCCTGTACGCCAACAACGAACTCAAAATGAAAGTCCTTGAAGAAAAGCTGGCAGTCACAGAGTTCAAAGAGGAAAATGCCGAGGTTCTCGCCAAGTATCCAGAAGCGAAGAGCGATCTTAAATGGCTGATGGATGCTGTGGAAAAAACTGGTCTTAGTGCCGAACAACTTTGCCGTGGCAAATACGGTGACTCCATGAACAAGTCAGACCGTAGAGCCGATGACGCTATGAGGGGCAGGATAGATGACTCTATCGAAGATGTTGCAAGCTCCGCAATCCGTAGCGCGAACCGCCAAGTTGAACAGTCTTTGACCGAATCAGACCGCAGGAATAAAACGCAGTTGGAGAAGCTATCCGGCGTGAAAATCTCCACAAAAGACTACTTGAACTACTACAAGAAGAATTTCAAATTGTAAGAAAGGAACACAATTATGAAAGTTGTAACTCCTACCAATAGCCCCGTTATCCCGTTTTACGTGGGTACTGGCGGCGTTCTAAAAGGTCAGCTTGCCATGGTTTCGTCTAACACCGCCATTGATGCTGCCGAAGGTCAGTCTACCGCCGTTCTGATTGGTATTGCCCAGGACGACTATGATGCCTCAGAAGTCGGTTATTTTGAAGACATCCGTGGCGCTCTCGTTGAACTGCCTATCTATCAGGGTGGTGCTACAGATACTTTTGCCGCCGCTGACATTGGCAAAGCTTTTGACATCTATGTTGATGGCACGTCCGGTGAGATGTACATTGACCCGAATGACACGACCGGTGCTATGGCCGTCGTCTACTCCTACAACAATGACAAACAGACTGCTATCGTGCGCTTCCTCAGTGCATTGATCTATCTGGCATAACGAAAGGAAGGTAAAACACTATGGCTGGTACTTATGTTTCTGATCTCGGCAATCTGCTGTATGCAGGACTTGATGCCGTTTTCAACTCCGCTTTGAAAGCACCTCGACAGACCTACTACAAGAACATCGTCCACCAGAAATCCGTTGGCAAGAAGTATGGCTGGTATGAAACCATCGGTGCGATGGGTGCCGCCTACGAGAAACTTGATGGTGCGGCATACACCTTCGACAAAATCGAAGATGGTGCGAAAACTACCATCACCAATAAAGAGTATGCCAAGGGCGTTGAAGCAACTCGTCAGGCTCTGAAATATGACCTGTACAGCACTTTGCAGAAAACCTTTGGTGCTCCGCTCGTTTCCCGTCTTGTTCAGCTCAAAGAAAAAGCCGTTGCCGATGCTTACAACGATGGCTTTACCAACACTGGTGCTGACGGCGTTGCAATCTTCTCCAACTCTCATCCGTTGCAGAACGATCCTGCCAAACTGAATGACAACCTTGCGTCCGGTGCTCTGACCCCTGATAACCTGATTGCCGCAAAGAACATGTTCAATGCGATCTACGATCAGGGTGGTGAGTTCTTTGACACCATGCCGACTCATCTGCTGATCCATCCGAACAAAAAGTATCTGGCTCTCCAGATTCTGATGTCTAACCTGATGGCTCTTGAGCTGTCGAACACCAAGAACGTTGTTCAGGATGTTATGCCTGTCAAACTGATCGAGAACAAGTACATCGACTACAATACCTCGACTGGCGTTTCCCCGTGGTTCCTTATCGACATGACCCTGACCGATGCTGGCTGTGTCCTGCAACAGGAAGGTGGCACGGAACTCAAAACGTGGGAAGACAACAACACCGGAAATCTCCGTGGCGTTGCCCGAGAGGATTGGGGTGTCGGTTTCTGTAGCCCAGGTTACGGCGTTGTTGCCTCTAGTGGTTCCTGATCCTAGCTAATCCAAAGTCTTAAGGGGAGCGGAGAGCGATCTCCCTCCCTTTATTTTTAGAAAAGGAGAATCTTTATGGGATATATCGATCCTATCAAGCCTACTGCTGACAGTGATTCTGTTGCTTATGGCACACAAGGCTCGCACGTTGCAGATGCAAAGGTCACCTATGCGACTGGCGATCTTGACGCAGAAGCGGAAATCATCGCGGCTTTCAACACGACCAACGGCAAAATCAATAGCATCCTTGCGATCCTTGAAGAATTTGGCTTGCTTGCCAGTTCCTAAGATTTGCGTGATGTGCTAAACTAGAGGGAGATAGGACGATGCGCCTACTCCCTTTTCTTTTAAGGAGGATTTCATGTATTTTACTACCGAAAAATTTGCCAAGATAAAGAAGATTGTAGGCGTTACTGCGTTGGATGCCACTGCTGATACGCTTGCAGAATATGGCGAGAATATCTCGTTCGTCTGCGTGACTGGCAACATCTGGCTGAATCCAAACGCTACTGCCGTTGCTGATGCTACAGCTTTCAAATTGACTGCCGGTGATGGAATTGACTTTGCTTCTCGTTCTGATAGGGGCGTGAGCATTATCTCTGATGCTGCCGGTGCGGAATATGAATACGTTGTCTGGGGGGATCTTCTGTGATTAGCAAGAGATTGCATCCTGCTAGTTTTAGTAATGTTAATGCGCAATTGGCGCAAAAAGCGAACATGGCGCAGGAGGCGTGGATTACACCGACTTTGTTAAATTCGTGGACTCAACACACGGCTTCCTTTTCGTTTTTCAAAGACAATTTTGGAATCGTTCACTTCAAAGGACGATTGGTTCCCGGCACAACTTCTCAACCTTGCTTTACCTTGCCTGTTGGATACAGACCCGGGGCAACAAGAATGTTTCCAACTATTGATTCAAATGGATCAGTTAAATATACCGGTGTGCAGAATAACGGCGATGTTGTTATATGGGCAGCTCCAACGACATATTGTACGATGGATGTAATATCATTCAAAGCGGAGGCATAAATGATTAAAAGGATTATAGACCAAAGCGGATTCTTTATCCGTGATGATTTTACTGCTAATGATGGCGAGATTGCGCTTGATGTCGCTCCTGCACAGGGGTTTTATCTGCCTAAGTGGGACGGCACTCAATGGATCGAAGGCAAGACACAGGCCGAGATTGATGCTATTCTCGCTCAAGCAACACCGTCTGAACCAAGCACAGACGAAGTGATCGACAACCTTATCACCACTTTAGTGGACAAAGGGGTGCTGTATTAATGGGTGCGTTAGAGGACAGAATCAAGGTGTTAGGGCTTGAGGAAAAGGCACTTGCGAACAAAGCAAAGCGAGAGGCCAAGAAGGCGATTGCAGACGATTGGAAAGCTAAGTCTATAACGGACAAAGGCAAACTGACAAAGGCCGAGTTGATTGCAACGTTAGACAAGCTAAGTTCATAATCGTCTCATAATACGAACTAAGGAAAACTCATGACAGTATTCAGCAAACTAGGAAATGTCGGATTGGTGGAGACGAAACAGACATATTTACGGGAGTCGCATATCTTGATGAGTTTGACATTCACTATCCGGAGAATACCGTTGGCAGTTCGGAAGAATACACCAAGTAAAAGATGGCACTCAGGAATGGGTGCTTTTCTTATTATGTTGCTATGCTATAATGAATAGTGAATAGCGCAGGGGGTTCCTATGGCGATTACGATTACTGTTACCGCAGACGACAATCACTCAATTGCGGCATCAAAGAAAATATTGTCAAGGCAAGGCGAACTAGGAGAAACCATAACTTTCAGTTTGCCGTCTACATTAAATGCGGCTTATCCTCGTGCTTGGATCATGATTCAGCAACCGGATGGTCAACTTTACTATATTGATAATGGTTCTGGTGCTGGTTTCACTTGGCCTAATCCTTACACATTTACTTACAATATTGGCGACAGAGATACAATGCTTTCGTCTGATGGCACGCTTGGAATCCAGATTGTTCTTCGTGACGCAACACCACCTGCGCAGACGGTTGAATGGCGTTCTCGCATTTTGTATCTTACCATTGAAGGTTCGATTCTTTCCAATGTAGATAGTGGCGGTTCGCTGATTGATTCTCTGTCTAGCGGTACTCTTGATCGTCTTGCCGATATTCAGTACGATTCTTTGGCCGATGGCGACTTGCTTTATCGCGATACAGCTACTGGCAAATGGCGTAATGTCACGCTGGTTGAGGGTTTGCACATTACGGCGACACTTAACAAAACATCTGGAACGCTCACACTAAGCGCAACTGGCGATATAAGCCCGAACGCAGAAGATGTCTTGTTGGCTGATGTTGCAGGAAATTTTGTTGCGACAGAAGTTGAAAGTGCTCTTGCCGAATTGTTTGACGAAACAGTAAAAAACACCGGAAACGAAACAATTGCTGGAATAAAAACATTTGCATCTAGTCCAATTGTACCAACACCAACTACAGATTATCAGACAAGCACCAAAAAATATGTTGATGACAAAACATCATTGCTCGCCGAATATGAAGTCACTGGCTCTGCTGTCACCAGTATTGATTTTAGCGGGCTGGATATCAACACGCACAAGTCTTATGTCGTAGAAATTGAATTAAAAAACGCCACGGCGAGCAATAGCAATGTATCTTTGTTTATAAACGGAGATACAACTGCTACTAATTATTACACTCAAGTATTTGGGTACTCGCACACGACAGCCGTAGCTGGTAGAAGTAACAATGCAATTGTTTGTGGGCTCAAAAATAGCACAAGTTCTGTAGTGTTTGCAAAATTTAACATTATGCTCAGTGATGGTGGAATCGCGAATTCGTTGTCTCATGACAGAGAGGGAGTTAGTATGGCTACTCCAGAATCCTATGTTTATGCGTTAACGAAAGCAGCAACTGTCGCAAATATCACCCAACTCACATTTACTGCTTCTGTAGCTAGTTCAATTGCTGTCGGTTCAAAAATCAGGATTTATCGAGGCGATGTATGATAAAAATTACAACTCAAACCGGGCAAATCATTCCCCAGCCAGAACTAGACAAGGCTGAAAAAGACCGTCAGATTGCGGAGGCGTTTGCTTATCTTAGGGATACAGATTTTTATTACGCTCGAAAAATGGAAATAAACGAAGAAGTCCCTACCGATGTTGTTTCAAAGCGTATTGAGGCGAGGCAATTGATTCGAGCAAACGGAGGTTAACAAATGACGTTTCAACAAATCCTCCAGCGTGTAGCGGAACTGTATCCGCACGGCGAACAAGCGTCCACCATTGTCAACCATATCAATTCAGGACAAGATGAACTGTCGCCTTATTTTGGCAAGGTTGTCATGGATTCGTCTGTTCTGACTGTTGCCGATCAAGAAACCTATTCGTTTCCGTCTGGATTGAACGACTGTTCGGAAATCAAACTTTTAGAGATTGGCACATCCGATACACCTACTGATTCGTTTGACTACGTTCAGTATCGCTTTCACGAGCTGGAAAAAGGTCGCCCAAGTGGAAATGTTTTTTACCAGATGTATGACTCAAGTGGTAACAAAACTTTCGGGATTTATCCTGTCCCTGAAACAGCAAACTATCCAATCAGAATTACGTATCTCAAGCAACTGACCGATGCCACTATTTCGACATTGACTTCATCGCCTGACTTTGATTCTCGTTATCATGACTTGCTTGTGTACTATGCTTGCTACATGATTTGTTCCAGCGGTGCTTCTCCTGACGGTGTGCAAGCTGATGCGTTCTATCAGAAGTTCAAGGATGGACTGAACGAGTTGTGGAAGCTCAAGAGCAACAAGTTGATTGATGCCCCTGTCAAGCGCAGGGATAATGCTACGTGGTATAGATAATGGGATTCTATAAGAACACGATTCCAAACCAGAAAATAGGCTATGTATCGAATCCGGTTGAGGGGCTTAACGAATATCCAAGCCCTATTAACATTCGCGACAACCAGTTCAGCGATTGCCTGGATGTTATTCCGTATCGAGAGAACGCAGTCAAGTTCAATTATCAGGCTGTAGCGTCTGCCGTTGGTACTGGTGCAAACGGTTATGCAAATGAATCTATTGCTGATATTGGAACAGATGGCGTTTCGTATATTTACTCCATCGGAAACTATTCACGTGATACGTTTGCTTCTTATGCTGGGACAACCGTTACAGTCACATTGGCTAACCACGGATTAAGTGCTGGTAATTATTTTTACATCGAGTTTGAAACATTGGCTGGTTCTGGCACGTTCCAAGTTGGTTCTGTCACTGACGCAAACACATTTGTCTACACCTCAACTACAAGTCTAACTGCATCTGATAATTGCGATATTATTCTTGGTTACATTACAAAAATCAATTTATCGACAGATGCCTACACTCAATCGAATATTACATCACTTGGGTATCCGACATATGCGCCTGATGCCAAAGTCTATTCGTCTTGCTTGTTCTCAACAGAGGCGAACAACTATATTGTGTTTTCCTATTCTGACGTAAAGAAACTGTTTTATCATGATGGTTCCAGCGTTGCGTCTGTGACGATACCTTTCTATCCGTACAAACTAATCACGCACGCAAACCGTATTTTTGCGATTGACGACAAGAACAAGTTGTGGTGGTCTGCCGCTGGTGATTTCAAGGATGCCGCTGACTGGTATGGTTCTGGCACAACTGAATCTTCTGTTGTTGAGGATAGCGGTTACTGGACTGTTGAAAGAGAACGCAAGTTAAGCGAAATTGCCGTTATTGGCAACACGCTGTATATCTTTGGAACGAACAGCATCTATGCTTTTAGCGGATACGATTATGACACATTTGCCTTGCAAGTCATCGTTCCTGATGTTGGCGTTGCAAACGGATATGATGTGCGACATCTCACGCAGACAGGCAACGTGGTCTACTTCATTTCTGGTAACGATATATATGAGTTTGATGGCAGTACAGCCCCTCGCGTCATTAGTCGTTCTATTGAAATCAATGGAACGCTTTCTAACGGTGTGCTAGGTTCTATTGATTTGACGGACTCAAATTACGACTTTATTTCTTCGGATGAAAACAGAGTATATGTTTCGGAAGGATCATATGGCGCCTCGTCTACGCACGATCCGGTCTTGTATGTGTTTGAAATCAGGAACAGAACTTGGTGGAAGTATAGCGGAATTAACACGGACGCTACTGGCATAGGAGCTGTATTTGCATACAGATATTTCAACAGCCAAAACCGTGATACAACTTACGCTGTAGTGAGTGACATTGACTCGAATAAATTCTATGCGTTTGAAAGCATTGGTTTTACAGGTGATACAATTCCGTTTGTTGTTACCAAGGCTTTTTCAACTTTGCCGACAGACAAGCAAACGTTGACCTCTATCGCCTTGCAATTCCAAGCCGCCGAAGATGCAGACTTGTACATTCACGTGCAGTTAAGCACAAGCGCAGAAGATGATGATTTTGAAACAATCAAGGAATATGATCACTATATTGCCAACGGCAAAATTGAGACACTTGAATTATTCCTTCCGATTCGACTTGTTTCCAGAGCTTCGCATTATCGAGTGAAGATTCAAATAAGCAACGCTGTCTGCTATCTGTACAATATTGAACGCAGATTCAGGACAACAGGAAGGAGCAGATAATGGCAAGCAAGACAGCTTCTGCGCGTGTCATGGGTGCTCAAGACAAGAAGATGCAAGATGCTCATAACAGACTGTGCGACATCATTGATTCGTCATTGTTCACCAATCTTCCATCATATGCAGACAACGCAGCGGCAATAGCTGGTGGCCTTAAGGTTGGCCAACTCTATCGGACAACTGACACACTAAAGGTAGTTCATTGATAGTGTATAATAGTAGCAAGAGGTAAAGATACATGGCTTTAATTGTAGAAGGTACAACTTCAAAAGACATCACGGTGGCAAAGCCTAAGGCTACTACTACAACTACCAAGGCTACTGCAACTACACCGGCAAAAACCACAACCACGGTAACCACTGCGGCTCCTACTCCAGTTGCCACGGTTAGCAAGTCTACCGGTGGTGTCAAATCAACTACAATGACTCCGACAGCTGCGACAAAAGCGGCTACACCAACTATCACCGCAACAAAACCTTCAACCTTTGCAATTCAGCAAGGTGTTAAAGAAAACTTCCAGCAAAAGGTTTCTGCTCCTGCTCCGGCGGCATCAACTTTAGGAATTGCAAAAACTGCACAGACCAACGTTGTGTCTCCTACCGCTACAGGCGTTGCAGGTGGAATCAGCAACATCCAAGGTCAGCAGATAGAGCCCGTCAATCAAGGTCAGTATTCTCCCGTAGCTGGAATGGCCGCAGCAAACATTCAGGCAACGCAACAGGCAATTGATGCCGTCAATGCGCAGTTCGCACCTACGACAGGAATGGATGTTGATGCCGCAAGACAGGCTTTGCAAAGCATCCAAGACCAGGACGTTGCCAATCTTGAAGAACAGCAGTCTCAACAGGCTGATGCACTGAGTCGCAATACGCTACGTCAGGGCACCGGTGTCATTAACGCACCGATACCAAGCGCAGCAGAATATCAAGGCTTGCAGTACGACCCTACAACAGGCATGGCACTGAGTGGCGTTCCTAATGCTGTCGGGATGTTTGGTTCTGCTACGGGTAATCCTTACTTCGACCAGCTAATGTCGATGAAGTTTGACTACGATCCGGCTAAAGACCCTGAATACATCAACGGTTCAAAAGCCTTGGAAAATCAAGTTGCACAGATGATGGTCGGTCGTGGCGGCTTGTATTCGTCTGTCAATCAGGCGGCTTTGTCTAGTAAGCTCATCGAGTTCCAGATTGCATTGAGAAAACAAAAGTACGAGCAGTACATTCAAGACCGCTCGTTCATGCTCCAGATGGCTAACACTGTGTGGGACAGGCAGGATGCCGCTTTCAACCAGTACATGACCGTTGCTAAGTATAATGCTGATCGTGAAGATGCGATGTTCTCTCGCCAGATGCAACAGGAACAATTGAACCTGCAAAGAGCTAGTGCGGCATTGGCACAAGCACGTTATCAGGCAGAAATTGAAGCAGAAAACCAGACAGCAAACCTTAACTCTCGCATTTCCAGTGTTGTTTACAAAGAAGAAAATTACAATAAACTGTGGACAAAATGGCGTGAGCTGGGTAGTGCAACAAACGATGTTGCTGCTTTCTTTGGCGTGAAGCCAGGGGCAGGATTCCTGCAATCTTCCGGAGCAATCATGCGTGTCAAGGATTCCATCACAAACGAAAAGACTGCTATTGGCCAGTTAGCCGCAAACTATGGTAATATGGCTGTAACGCAAGCCGCTATTTATGGGTTTATTGAACAGCCTGTCGTTGCAACCCCAGAGGTGAGCCAGACTGTTTATGTGCGTGATCCTGTTACCGGAGAGCTTATAGAGTCCACAACGACAAAATACGGAGGCTGAAATGGCCAAGGAAGATTATCTGTTCACGCTTTCTAACGGAAAGCTGTCAGAGGCCCAAGTTAATGCGCTCAACAAAAGCGATTATCTGTTTAGCATAAACAAGCATTTCACGCCTGAAGAAAAGGTTCCGTTTACTGGATGGGATAATTCGTCTCTTGCGTCTAATGCTCAAAAGATTAAAATACCAGAAGTCACCACCGCCATAAACAAAGCGCAGACAGCAAGCACATCTCTTTTAGACAAGTACCGTGCTTCGTTTGTTCAGAAAACACCTCAAGAGCTGGCAACAAATCCCGTGTCGAAGTTTTTTCAAGGTGTTTCGTCTGGGTTTATTAATGGCGCAGTCGATGTTGTTCGTGGCGCAGGAACCGTTATTGAAGCAGGTGTTGGCAAGATTGCTGACGACATAAAGACCGGTCGTTTTGTGGATAACCTGACAAAGATGCCTGGAGACACTCAAGCGTTAAAAGATGACTGGTCAAGATTCATTGACAAGCGCAAGGAAACAAAGATAGACGCAACACTTGCTCCTGCAATATCTACAGTCCGTCAAGGAATGGTTCAGGAAAGCAAGGCCGCTCAAGCAGGTTCATTTGTCGGCGGTGCTGGCGCATATGCAACACTTGCTGGTGCTTCTGGACTGGTCGGAGTTGCTCCGTTGTTCTTGTCTTCTTTGGATAACTCTATATCAACGATTGAAGCAGAAGGTAAAGACATCAAAACACTTGACGCTATGGCTCGTGCTTTTGGAACTGCCGCTGTTGAAGTTGGAACGGAATATTTGTTTAATGTTCTCGGCGGCATGGGTAGCAAAGGAGCCGCAATTGCCGCAAGATCAACGATTGGAAGGTCTGCGCTTTCTCGTGTGACTGGCGTTTACGATAACATGGCTATCAAAGCATCGTCCATGTTTGGCAAATTTGTTGCGTCTACGCCTAATCCTACTTTGACTAAGTATGTTTCATTTCTTCTTGCCAAGGGGAATGAAGAAGGATTTGAAGAACTTGCTTCGTATATTGGCAGTGGAATGATTCAGTTATGGACGACCGACAAGGACAAGAAACCGTCAGAGGTCATGAACGCCAAGGATGCCGCTACGAATTATCTGCTTGGCGGTGTTATGGGGTTTGCTATCAGTGCGGTAAACAATGTCGATGGACTGCTTGCCTCCATGCCACAGTCAAAAGCCAAGATTGATTCGATATCGAGCAAACCGATTACAGAAGTGACGGCAGATGAAATGTCTGATGTAATCAACACAATTGCCGAAGAAGGTCAAGCGCCAATTGTCCAGAACATCACAAGTCAAATGGCCCAGAAAGCTGCGTCCGTTGCTGAAACGGTCAATGCTACAGCTGACACGGAATATGCAGAAGAAATTGCCAAGCCAGTTGAACAGGCAACGGCTCCTGCTCAAATCAATGTTGATGAAACACTTGCATCCATTAACAGCAACATCGAGGAATTTATCAACACGCAACAGGATGCTCCGTCTGACTGGAAAGCGGAGTTCATGCGTAAGTTTAGCTTGCAACATCTTGCATTGAAATCTCTTGCGCAAAGAATTGACATGGAAGCACCAGAAGGAAAGCGTTTGTCTGAGCACATTCGCAAACTGGAAAAGTTGATTTCTTCACGTGTATCCAATCCAAGAATCAGGAACTTGGTTGAAGAATATCTGAGCGACAAGTACATTTTCCATAATATTGTTACAGACCAGATGGCAGAAGAAGAAGCCAGAAAAATTCCTACTGATGATCTTGGCTGGAAACGACTTTACAAGCGTCTTGGTAACAGTCAATATGCACCTACCAAAGCAGAAGCGATTGTTGTTTATGATGAAATGACTCGCCTGATGTCTTTGACGAATCCAACTGATGCTGAAATCGCAACTCTTGGCAAGCTTGAACAAATTGTCATGAAGAAGTCCAGCCTTGCCGGTTCTGCTCTTCAAGCGTGGTCGTATATTGCTAAGCGCACGCCTGAATATGAAGCGTCCATGATCATCAAGAAAGCAGAGCCGATGTTTGACACAGCCAAGACAAAGCAAGGTCGAGAAGTTGTTAACGGTCTGGTTGATGATTCTAAAAAGGCTCGCAAAAAAGCTGCTGACGATACTGCCGACAAGATTCAAAAGGATATTGACGAGTCCGGCAAAATAGAAGATGAATTTTCTGCTTTTTCAGATGTTATGTCGAAAGAAGAGTTTGAAGAACCAGAAGGACTTCCGACAGAACTAGAAGGAATCATTGGCGACTTTGAAGAAGTCTCAGGTGAGTCTATTGAAAAAGAACCCACAATGGAAGAAACTCTTGCCAAGAAAATCCGTAAGGACTTCAATAAGGTTGCTAAAACTACAAAAGAAAAAACAAAAGCAGACGAAATTGTTGATTATCTTTTTAAGGCTTACAAAGATGTAGTTCCGACTGCAAAAGAAAAGAAAGCGCCCAAAACAGACGAAGAACGCTTTGCGTTTATTGCTCAAGTCATGATGGACAAAACCGTTTATGATGAAGTCTGGAGTAAGGCGAAAGATATTGTTGGTGAGTTTGCAGAAGGTGATGAAACGTTTGAACCGTTCTTTGCCAAATTTGATTCGCTTTACAGAACACAGTTGGTTAAGTCTGCCGTTCGCATGAACTTAAAATCAATGGGCATTAGCCTGAACAAGATTGCAAAAGAATATTATCTCGGCAATCGCAATGCGACTGTTTCTGGATTTATGGACTCTCTCAAAACAAATCTTAGAAAGTCCGTTGGCGATCAGATGTCAACATACGACTTTAACTTCTTGTTCGACCAAGTTTACAAAGAGCTGTCTGCACAGATTGAAACCAAAAAAGAAGCAATCATGAAAGCAGAAGAAGAAAGGATTGCTAAAGAAAAAGCCAAGGCAGATAAAAAGAAAAAAGATTTATTAACTTCATCTCAGATTGCAAAATTGATCAAAAATCGTCTGAACTGGAAAGAGAAGCCGGCGCCGCAAAACCAGATCGAGCGCAAGATTGTGCGTGCCTTGTATGACCGCTTTGCAGAAACCATCCCATCCATTCCTAAAAAGGCAAAGCCAACTGACGATGATTTGTTTCAGTTTGTTGGTGTCATGGCTTATGACAACAAGACGATTAACAAGATATGGGAAGATGCTCAAAAGGTTATAGCTGATGTGGAAACCAAATGTTACAACCTTGACGAGTTTATGGAAATCATCAATCCGCTGTACAACGAAAAGCTCGTTAGAAAACTGATGCTGGCTAACTTGAAGTCGATGGGAATAAACATCAGGGATATGATGAGAGCGCACTTTTCGCTGGAGGATGTAGCATTTGATTCATTCAGCGAAGTCTTAAGGAATAATCTCGAAAAGAATCTTTCCGTCAAAATCAGTGACGCAGACTTTGCGTATCTTGATAACATGATTCGTCAGGAAATGGAAACATCCATTGAAAACGAGAAGATTAAAATGGTTGTTGCGTTCCACAAAAAGCTTGAAAAGATGTTCAGCAAGAAAATGTCTGCCGATGACAGGAACAGGGCGATTGCAGAGCTGACCGACATGGCTATGTCCAACGCATTTGACGAACCGTTGATTGCCGACTCTTGGAAAAAACGTCTTGGTATTAAAGATTTCACCAATGAAATGCGAGAAAGAATCCACGAAACATTGAAACAAATTGCCGTGCTTAAACTTAATAACGGCGATCAGGATGAGATCAACAAGCTGTACGATGATATGATCCATGATATTGCCAAGTCTGCTCCGGCTGAAATGAAAGAAAAGTATTCATCTTTCAGGCGCATGGCTATGTTGCTTAATCCTGGCACGTGGGTTAGAAACTCTGTGGCAAATAATGTCGCTGCCGCTTTCTATGGCGTGTCTGACAGGATGCAAATGTTTGCAGAGGGCAAATTGAGAATTCCATCTGAATACCGGCGTTTCTCTGGTCAGTTGATTGATGTAAAAGGTGATAGCGATATTGCCAACGTTGTTAAGATTCGTGCAACAGACAAGTCCATGACACGTTCCATGCGACGCTCTGCCAAGTACGGCATTGAGTCTGCTGTTGGGTATGAGAAGAACATCTTTGACAATGCAACATTGCAAGCGATCAACGATTTCTCAAAGCACATTCTATCCGGTGACTTTGAAGGTAACAGATTAAAAGTCTTGAACTTCTTGGGTGATAAGCCAGTATATGAGCACCATTATCGTGTCGCAATGGCAAACAGCCTGTCAGCACAAGGCTATTCTGAATCACTAAGTCCTGTTGCTAAAGAACAGATGATTCAACAGGCAATGGAAGTCGCAGAGAATGTTGCAACCAGGCGTGTGTTCCGTCAAATGAACTGGGTGTCTCAAAAACTGCTCAACCTTAAAAAGACCAACAAGGTTGCCGATGCTGTGATCTCTGTCATGCAGCCGTTTATCATCACACCCACGGCTGTTGCATATGAAGCGTATCGATTCTCCCCTGTCGCGCTTGCCGTGGAAACTGGGAAATTGATTACAAGTGGAATATCGAATAAAGGGATTCAAAACATTCCTGTTGAAACCAGAATGAAGATTGCGGAGAGCTTGCCACAAGCATTGACAGGAACGGTCGGGCAAGTTGTCATTGGCTATTTGCTTGCTTCGTTTGGTTTCCTTACTGCTGGTTGGCCTGACAGCGAAAAAGAACGTGAACAATGGAAGCTGCAAGGCAAGAGTCCGTATTCTCTGTATATTCCAAATGTCGGATCGTTCTCCATTGATTGGGCACAACCAGTTGCTGTTGGCATTACAATGGGAGCTCAATTCCAGCAAAGCAAAGGCGATCCGTCAAAGATTTCGGAAGCCATGTTCAACTCTCTGCTTGGCGGTTCCATCATTGAAAACTTCACTAAGTCTTATGGAAAGGATGTGTGGACAAGTATTGCTGTAGACACGGCAACAGACGGCATTATTCAGAACTTCCCAACGTTATTAAAAAAAGTTGGAGACTCGATTGATCCGTTTGAACGTGACGTTTATCAAGGAAGTGCGTTGAATATCTTGGGCAACCGTGCATTGTCGTATATTCCTGGCGGTTCATATTTTATTCCTGCCAAGGTTGATGTGTGGGGCAATCCTATTCAGAAGACTCAAACAGAAGGCGTTGCTGGAGCAGCAGTCAGAACGGTTCGTGCGTTGCTCTTGCCGTTTACCGTCAAGGAATCCAACATGGACGACACAACACGCAAGGTGTACGATGTGTTCAAGGCCAGCGGAAAGTCAGATGCTTTGCCTAAAGTCGCTCCGCAAAAGTTTACATACAACAAGGTCGACTACGAGCTGGACGGAAAAGAGTATGTTTTATTCCAGCAGGAGCTTGGAACCAGAAGCAAGTCGCTTGTGGACTCTGTTATAAACAAACCTGAATTTGGCGAAATGAGTCCTGAATTACAGGCAAAAGTTTTAGCGAGAATGTATTCTCGTGCTCTTGAACAAGCAAAAGCAACAATCGTACAAAAGATTAGTTGATTGTTGCCTATGATAAAATAGGAGGTGAACAGTATGCCGCTTAAAAAAGGGTCTAGCAAAGCAGTCGTTTCGGCTAACATCAAAACTGAAATGGCACATGGCAAGCCTCAAAAGCAAGCCATCGCAACAGCCCTAAGCAAAGCTGGTAAATCTAAACGAAAAGGGAAATGACAACATGGAATCAGCTTTAATCGCAGAAGCAACAAAACAAGGTCTTGGCTACTTAATGTTCATCTTCCTGTTTGTATGGGTGATGAGAAAGAACGAAAAGCACGAAGCTAAAAGCGAAGAACGAGAAATCAAGTATCAGGACTTTGTTGCAAAGTTGCAGAATGAGATTAGCTGTACAACGAGTAACACTCATACCGTTCTGTCCGGCGTTGCTGACGATGTTGAGAAGATTCACGATACCGTCAAGAAGGTTCAAGTCAAGACGGACGAGATTGACAAAAAGCTCGATAGGGTGAATCATAAGCTAAAGACTGCCGAAGCTATGGCAGACACAGATTATTAAGGAGAGTAACATGGAACTTCAATCGCGTTGGTCATCGCCTGTTTTCTGGAGTGGCATCGCTACTCAAATTATTGCTATCTTGACATGGGCCAATGTAATCGATTTGTCGCAGTCTGAAATCATCAAAGGGATTGTTATTGCTGTTTGTGAACTGTGGGTTATGTTCTCACAACAGAACAGCCCTGAATTGAAAACGTGGTGATTGATATGCCATTAAAAGGTATCGATGTAAGCTCGCATCAGGGCCAGTTTCCGTGGTCGCTTGTCAAGCCACAGATAGACTTTGCTATCTTGCGTTCTTCTCACGGGATGAACGAGAAAGACGTTCAGTTTGAGCGCAACTACGCAGAGTGCAAGCGGCTTGGAATCCCTGTCGGCGTGTATCACTACTTCTACTATTCAGACTACGGCAAGCACCTTCTTGAGATGCAGAACTTTTTGTCGGTTATAACCGGAAAAACTTTCGATTTCCCTGCTTTTATCGATTACGAAGAGGGAAACTTTTTGACTCCTGCCAAGTTGGGCTATCTGTCAAAAGATACAATCACACGCTATGCAAAAGAAGATATCGCCAAACTGAAAGCTCGTGGTTTCCGGGCTGGTATCTATGCTAATACGAACTGGCTGACAAACAAGGTAGACGCTACGAAGATCGATGCTGACATGGTATGGCTCGCACAGTATGCTTCCAAGCCAACCTATAAAGGTGAGTACGACATCTGGCAATTCACCTCGAAAGGCACTATCGCTGGTTTTTCTGGCAATCTGGATGTAAACTACTACTATCCTTCTGTCGATCAAGGCGTTGTTGCTCCTGTCAAACTGGGCGAAAAGTCTTCACGTGTTGTAAAGATGCAGACGCTGTTGAAACAGAAAGCGTATAAGATTGCTACGGACGGCGTATTTGGCAATCAAACCATTACTATTCTTAAGGCGTTCCAAACAGACAACAATCTAAAACCGGATGGCGTTTGTGGTGTCAAAACATGGGAGAAGCTCGACTCAGTTATTCGATATTCTCGAAAGACTGACGGCGAGAAGTATGTTTCCAAGAACTTTCAGGTCAAAGAGTTTGCTTGCAAGGATGGTTCAGATGAAGTCTTGATCTGCAAAGTAAATGTCGAAAGACTGCAAGCGTTCAGGGACAAGATTGGTAAGCCTATCCACATCAATTCAGGCTATCGAACTGTTGCCTACAACAAGAGCGTGGGAGGGGCGTCAGACAGCTTGCACACGTTCGGCTATGCTGTAGACTTCTATGTGGATGGAATGAGCCCTGCATCCGTCTACGGCTCTCTGACAGGCACTCACAAAGGTGGGTTAGGGAAGTACCGGACATTCACCCACATTGATTCAGGCAGACGCAGACGGTGGTTCGGATAATAAAGAAAGAGGTGGCGTAAAAACCACCTCTCTTTTTATGCGTTGATAATCTCGATCAATTGTTCTTCCAGTTGCTTTACTGCATCCAACACTTCTTGATACGTTGCAGACTTCCAATTATCACCAAGACAGTCTTGAATAGCCTTGTTCTCATCACCTTCGCTGTAATCTCCGCTGTCCACCCATTCAATGTCGTGCATAGCTTTGGCTACTTTGGCGAGGTGTTTTACAAACGCTTTTCTTAATGGGGTGTTTGCTCGTCTGTCTAAATCCCTTATAAAACCATCCATATCCCTGTATGCGTAGTCGTAACTTCCACCGCTCATTGTCCGGCCTCCTGCTTGTCCAGCCATGCTTCAATCTTTCTATAGACCCTCAATATCAGCTCGTTATGCTCATCGACCTTTCGTGTGTACAAGCGTAACTGCATGGCGTTCTGTGTCAACCTAATGATTTGAGTCAACACAAGTGCTGTTGTGATGATTGCCAAGTATGTGTTCATAATCCTTCCACCTCACTTAGATACTCTCTAAACACTCCAGAAACCGTTTTAAGCACCTTCTCTGTCGAGATCATGTCGCATGACTTGCCTGACCTGTAAGGGCACTTCTCGATGCCTTGTTGCTCGTCAGAATCGCATTGGCTCCTGCCTTGACATAAATCTCTCATGTCTGCCCACAAAACAACCATCTTCATTCCGTTCAAAACCTTGTCTGTGTTCATGCTTGCAACGCCTTTCTTTTCTGATAATCTGCTTTCCGTTTTGCGCTGATAATGTCTTTGTTCTTTTCTCTGTACGCTTTCTGGTACGCCTTGATCTTTGCCTTGTTTTTTTGCTGATACTTTTTAATCCGCTTCAAGACCTTTAATCGGTTGTTTTTGTAATGGATTCTGTGTCTTTCTCGATCTCTTTCTGCGTGTTCATCTTTGATGCAATCAGGATAGGGGCAAGTCGAGCAGTCATCGTGCGTGCATTTCATTCTTCCTCCTCTTGCAGTTTTCTTCCGCACATCGGACAATAGTTTGGGTCTACACTTTGTTGCTTGCAATATTTTAACTGAATCCACACCAACATCTGTTCTTCTTCATCGCAAAACTCACACGGATTGATCCTATCTTTCTTCTCAAACGCTTCAATCACTTCTTTGGCTTCGTTTAAAGGCATTTCGTAGCCATATTCAACTGCACCGGTGTTAACAAATTCTTTAAGGTCTTTTATAATTTCACTAATCATTATTTGTACTCCCTTAGCACAATCTCGATTCGTTCTTCGCCTTTCGGCACTATATACATTCTACTACCGTCAAACGACCTGATGCAAGGATCACTTGTGGAACGTATCAGCACTCGCATTTCAATCAACAGCTTCTCTATAACAGCGCAGAATCTAGGCAACGTACCGCCGTTATCTTCCGTCACGTATGCCTTGACGATACAATGCACGTGTCCGTAGTATGGGAACTTGACTCCGGCTTTCTTGAACTTGCGATAATCCTTGATGTTCTTCCTGACAGCCTGTAGCATGGTAGAGAACCTAAAGTTGAACTTCTTCTTGATGTTGCCATACGTGTCTATCTCTACCTCTTGCCCTTTCCATTCTCCAGGACATTCCCTAGGGATCACCAACGAGTAGATCATCTGTGTGCCTTGCTCTGCTTTGCTTGAAAGAGAATCGCTGTCGTTGACGTGTTCTACAATGTAGTCTGCCCAATCTTCCGGTATGCCCATTGAGATGACACTTCCATTTGCCGCCGTGAGATAATTTGCAACACCTGACGTTCCGCTTTTCCCAACAACGATTGTCTTGCGTTTCTCAATCGGTATCAGCAGAAGTTTGTCGAAACTCATAGCATCAATTGCTCCAATTGTTGTTGTTCGATTGCATCAATCCGTGGCTGTCGCATGAAATCTTCTAAGCGTTGCTTTGACTTTGCATAGTAGTCTGGATCAAGTTCAAACCCTTTTCCGAATGATGCCGTGCTATTGTTCGGTTGTTTGTTTCCCATTTCAAACTCCATCGCATTGTTGTGTGTTTTCATCGGCTTTTCAATAATCTTGCTGTAATCCATGTATGCCATTGTTTATTCCTCTCTGTTTATTGCTTAATTGGTCACGATTGTGAACTTGCTATTGTTATTTGTTCCACGGAAATTCTTGAATAAATTCATCTCCCATAAGCTGCCTCAATGATTCTTTCATAAACACCGGAATGTTGTTTTCTTCGCAAACGTTCATAATGTTTTCTATCCATGTTTTTTCTGGAATTATCTTTTCCTTGCTATTTCCGGTTTCAGCGCCAATAATCACCCAATCCGCAAATGGGATTCTTATTCTATTGCGAATCTTAATTGGTTCAAGGATTGGCTCAATGCTCATGAATCTATTTCCACTTATCAACATTTGAGCGAGATTATATTCAGAGTCTTGAGTCGTTATACTTGTTCCGCACCACCAATTTCTATGTTCTTTAAACTCTTTATCAAACGCAGCTGTCCGAGAAGCATTCTTGGTTAGGAATAAATACCTGTGCTGCGGGGCTTCTTCGCACGCTTTGAAAACTTCGCTGATCCATTGGTCAGGAACCCATTCTCCAAACAAATCAGACATTGAACATACAAATATTGTTTGTGGAACCTTCTTATTCTTTGGATCATCGAGCCTATATCTATGCAACGTAGGTTCAAATCCAAATGGATACGGATCAACACCTTTATAACCGTCAAATCTTTTGTCTAAAACATTTATGCCATTTCCATAAGGCATGTATTTGTTTCCGAATCTGTTGGCTATTTTTCGAGCGTAGCAATATTCACAATCGTGTAAACATCCTGTAATTGGATTCCATGTCATATCTGCCCAGTCTATTTTTGTTTTATTCATATCAACCTCACTTTCTAACTTTCAAAGTTAGTTCGCCATTTCGCTCAACTGCGACTCACACCTCTGTAATTGTCAGCGGATAATACCGCTTCTCGAATAGTTTGACCTTTTGCAAATAAGCAGGTAGCTTTCTAAATCCTTTTGAGTCCTCGACTGTCATAAACTCTGCTACGTCATTGTTGGCTATCTTGAAATAAGTGAAGTCTGCGATGTACTTTATTTCACGAATCTTCTTGCCGTTCCCGTTGACGTAAGCATCATGCAGGACGAACGGAACCTGTCGTTCAAGTAAGCATATCTCACCTCTCTTTTGCATGGCGACCAGCTCTAGCCACCTCTTGTATTCCCTCTTGCTATCCCATTTAATCCCATCTGCTTCAAACTTCTTGGCGTTGTACTTCGGTCTGCTCAGCATAGGTCAGCCCATCCATACTTCGTTATTTTGTTCCCACCTTGTTCAATGAACTGTCTGCACGACCTGTCAAAGTCATACATGATGTGCGACTCATCACCGTAATCACGATTCTTTGTGATGCTTATCGAACAGTCTGCGTTTTTCTCCGTCCTCTCTTTCTCGTCTAGTTTCTTTACATTGATAACGTTGTCAGCTCTGTTTGTGATGTCCGATGAACCGCTTACGTTGTCGTTGATGTCTCCGCTATCCCCTTTCTTTGGATGTGCAACAAGAACAATATGGCAAAAGTTTTCCTGTGCGAAGTCTTTCAACGCTCCGGCAAAGTTTGATTGTGCTCTCCAGTAGTTTTGCTCATTATCAATCTCATACTTGGCAGTCATCAGGTTGTCTACAAAGAATAAGTCACAGCCATATACTCGCCTTGCCATGGCGAAACGTTCCAGGATAGCGTTCTTGTCAGAGTGCTTTGACACGGAATTGTCGTATAGTAATAGTTTCTTGCCAAGCCAAGCACGTATTCTTTGTTCTATGTATTTCTCAACGTAATAATCCGTGTTACCAAACTGATCTCTTTCAGCAACCATGTGTTCAGGACCTGCCGCCTGTGCGAAAATCCACGATTGAAACATCCTTGCAGACAGCTCGCCAGAGTAAAAACAAACCTTGTGACCGTCTTGGATTGCGTTAAGTGCAAGTTGCCCTGCGAACGTTGATTTGCCCTGTCCTCTTTTGCCCGTCAGAATGGTCAAAGATGAATCACCAAGACCACGAAGCAAGCTGTCTATTTTACTAAACCCTGTACTGATCCTGAACTTTTTCTTTTCTGACTTGTAATCGGATACAACGATGAGTCCTTCTTCTGGTTTTTCAAACCGGATTGTTTCTGCGAGTTGCTTCCCAATTGTGTCTGTGTTTGCAAGCCGAGACTTGAACTCTGCTATTGGACGAGCCGTGGCTTTGCACCCATCGCACCACCATGTTCCGTCTGTCTCAAACGACAATGTGTTTTCTTGTTGGCAGATAGGACAGTGCTCAACGTGGTATTTAGTGCCAATCCAATATCCATGGCTAAGGTGTGATGCAAAGAGCGGTGCTTCCATTATCATTCCTCCGAGTCTGCGAAAAATCTGTCGTACCAAATCTCATTATACAAGTCAGGGTAGTGTTGCATAAAGTTTTCTAGTTCTGGCATGAATGAGTTACTGCACATTCTGTTGATTTCATCCATGAACTCATGGCCTTGCCTGGGATCACCACCATGAAAGAACTCGTTGCGTTTGTGTCTCAATTCTACCAGAAACGCACAGCGTTGTGCCAACCACTTGATATTATCTTTCGGCCAAACGGACATGGGAAGAGGGAACATTGCGACTGCTGATGTGTATTGATAGTCTTTCACATAATTCTCCTTCCGTCATTGAATATGGACGTTTGCTCCTGCTTTGGCTTTTGCTGTTTAGGATTGTTCTTCTCCCACGTCCTGACGGCGGCTTTCCAGTCTTGCATCTTTGTCTTACCAACCATCCAGCCACGTGCCTCATAGTAGTCAAGCCAATACGAAGGATCAATGCCGTTATCTCGCTGGATGCAATAAGCCCGAACTTCATCTAACGTTGGTTTAGTGAACGTTGTCCTTGCTCGCCGTGGTGAAATACTCTTTTCTTCAACCACTTGTTGGTTGATAATATCTTTCTCTAACTCTGTCTCTTTCTCTAACTCTATCTCTATATACTGTTTCGAAGCGTTTCTGTAACGTTTCATCATCATGTCATCAAAACCAACGTTGTCTAAAATGTGCTGTTCTGGCAAAATCCCTAAAACCTTGTTTTTACTTTTGTTGTGAAGTGATGTGTGGCAAGATGAACATAATGTTACAAGGTTTTCAATTCTAATTGTGTCATCATTGTTTGCATCGTACGGGATTATGTGATGCACCATAAGTTTTGTTTCTGCTCCACATCTCTTGCAAACAAACCCATCTCTTTCTAAAACCTTATAATAAAACCCTCCATATCTTTTGTTGTTTATATGTGCTTCAATAAAATTTTGTGTTCTTTCAGAAAGAAGTTTTTGCTTTTCTCTGAACTTCTCAACTCTTTCTGTTGAGTTTTTAGAAGAACTTCCAAGCATTTTATCAACTTCGTTCATGTAAATTGTTTCGTCATCCATTATGTCAATCAAATTTAGTTTTGAAAAAATATCAAGAGCCTGTCTTACAACCTTGACATCTGTATTTGTTATTGTTGAAAGCATTTCTTCGTTGTATGGAAGCGAGTCGTTAAACCGTAAGCTTCCGTTGTTTTCTATGCTTTCCAAAAGAAGTTTAAGATAAAACAAAACAAAATCTTTTCCACTGGGCATTGACTCTATCAGAACAATATCTTTTCTTTTGAAAAAGTCGTTCTTTAACTTTAACCAGTAGTATCTTCTGTTATCCGCTTTGTTCTGTTCCATCTTTTCTGACCCTTTCTACTTCTGATTCTTCTATTTTGTACACATTGCCAATGCGCACGGCGTCAATTTTGCCGGAACGTATCAGCTTGATTACTGTCGGCTTACTGATGCCAAGAATTTCAGAAGCCTTTTGAGCCGATATTCTCATACTCACTCTCCTCTGTTTATGATTTTAACATACTTTACAAATAAGTCAACTGGCCTTACTTTCCATACATCTCTTCTTCCATGCAATCAATCTTGTAAGCAACATGATCTATGTTCTGCAACGCTTCAATGAAACCATCATCCATATTTTCCCAGGACTTCGGATGCTCTTTCAATTTCTGGTTATACTTCCTGTGCAAATCAAGAAGATTGTCATATTCGTCTTGCTCGCTGTATCTCTTCACAGCCATCTTTGCTTCTTGAATTGACCTTGATTTTACCCACGCTTTCTCAGCATCATCGGAGCCAACCACGCCCAAGTTGAAATCTTTATCAAGAATCTTAACTGCATCTGTGTAATCAACGTTCAAGATTTTCTTTGCAAGAGCGATTGAGTCACCTTTGGCATGGCAAACAAAGCAATAAAACCCCTTTTTGCCATCACCAAACAACTGCATGTTACTGTCTACTCCTTGATGAAATGGACACGGACACCTGTTTGCTCGATTGACTTTCAGCCCATACTTCTTAGCGACATCCAGCGCAGATACTTGTTTTGCAATCAACTCAGATATGTAACTCATTTTGTAGTCCTGTTCCTGACTCGCTCAACTTCTTCTTCTTCTACACGTAGTGTTTTGCCGAGTTGAACAGCAATCAGCCTTCCATCTTTAATCATTCGATAAACCGTCATGCGACTAACACCGAAGATTTTAGCCACCTTTGTAATTGAAAGCACAATCTCACCTCTTTCTCACTCACTATTATACTGCTTTGTTATTATTTGTCAACGTTTGTTACACTTAATGGGGATATATGGGGAGCCATTTCTGACTCCCCTTTCCTGCTTACAGATCGAACGGAAGATTGTATGGGTCTGCTGCAACTGGCGGTACGAATCCAGCACTCGCGTTATTAGAAGGAATTTGTGCCGCTTCGTCACGTTTTTCTTCGCTGGACAGCTTCACCGTAGCTTCATAGGACATACGCTTGTTGCCGTCCTTGTCCACCCACGGACGAACCTGAAAGCTCTCGATCTCTGCGATATTGATTGTGTCGCCGTCTGCAATCTCGTGGTTGCCCCACACAGTCAGCTTGTAGTTTGTGTATTCTTCCTGACCTTTGAGCTTCTCCCCAACGCTGAACTCAACAAGAGGACCAGCAGATGTTTCACGATGCTTGACGAACTTGACTCGGAACTCTTGGTTTTTCTTCATTTTGTCTCTCCTTAAATCTTAATTTTCTTTTACTTCTTCGTTCATGTAATCTGCCCAAACTTCGCAACAAGGCTTTCCGGTTGACTCAAAGCATTGAATGTCTAGTGGGCATATCGGACATCTCATTGTCTGTGCCATGAACAAACCTGCGTTCTCTGCGCTCTGAAATGCTTTCTCAAACCGTTTCATTTGTCTTTGTGCCTCATCTTTCAAAACACCTTTCCGTGCTTGGTTGGCCTTGTGGCATTGTACTTCATCTTCATTTCGATGATGTGTTCAAGATCAATCTTGTGTCTGCCACAAAAGTCTGCTATGCGGATGACGCAATCGGCAAGCTCTACTCCGACACCCTCCGGCTTCTCGCTATTCTTTTCGTAGTAGATAAGCTCCGGTGAGTGCCCCTTGCGAGCTTCCTCAAGGGCTTCTGATAGTTCAGAGTGCATCAGGGCAATCGCTTCACCTACGCCACGGTCCTCATCCCACCAGCCTTTCTCCATAGCCATTCCGTGTGCCTGTTCCACCATCTCTTTGATTGTCATCCGTTCTTCTCCTTTGCTTCTAGCATTTCTACAAGTCGAGTTAAATACCATTTTGCCTTTTGGTAATCTTGCAATCCGTTTTTCTTTGGTGCCCTGCATACATACTGTAGGATGCTTAAGACATATCCCCATTCTACCGCACTATACCCACCGTGAACAGCCAATTCGTCGAGAAAGTCTATCAATTCATACTTGCCAATCATGTAGTGCTTTGGTGAATTGACCATATTATCTGGCTGTGCATCAGGTTCCATGGCGTCTGAGTTCACTCCCCAAAACTTTTCCTTTTCGTCTTGTGTTACTTCATCTTCTACTTTGCACTCAATCATATGATCTTCCCAAAAATATCCTTCCCCTTCAAGTTCGGTAAAATCTTCATACATCTTGTAGTAATCATCACCGACACAACGCACCGTCATAACCTTGCCAGACCACATCAACATCCTTGCTACTGTACCCGCATCACTTATAGACAAATCTTCCCTAATCTTTACACGATCTCCAACTTTGTATTTCATAGCGTCACCTCTACTCCTTTATCAGCTATCACCGGAATTATTCCTGTCAGTTTAAATAGCTCATACTTGATCCGTTCTGCATCGCTGTTCTTGTCGCTCAAGTGGCAGATGATGAGGGTCTTGAGCTTGTATCCTTCGCTGTCCATCATCTTCTGTAGCAGTTCCTTAGCCCTGCGAAGCGAGTTGTGATACTTGACAAGCCGTAGATACCTGTCGCCTAACTCGTTCTGTTTTGACTCAATGATATCGTCGATGTAACTTATCTCCAGTATCAACGTGTCAACCGTGGCAGGAACCAGCTTCGTGTATGAGAAGTCAGTCATGTAGGCAATCTTATGCTTTGTAGGTTTATGGTAGAGCAGATAAGCCCAGTTCCTTACATCATGTTCAACGTCCCACGCCTTGATTTTCCAATCGCCTATCTCAAACTCTGTCTGTGTGGACTCCCAATCGTCAATAGGTGGCGAGATTGTGGGTATTCCTGCTTTCTTGATGTCATCAAAGCACTTGCCATGATCTGCGTGACCGTGCGTAAGAGCAACGAAATCAACCCTGTCCAACTGCCATCCGCAACTCTCTTTGAACCGTGGGAACGCAAGCCCTGCATCGAGATAGACATACCGCTCGTTGTGTGACAGCCGGTGCATATTTCCTTTACTGCCCGTCCCAAAGCATTTGTACTTCACTTGTTTACCTCATCCCATGCGTGGACATACGGAGCGTACTTCTGAACCATTTCCTTGCGCTTGTTAAAGAATTCATGGACGTACTTGACCGACACACCGTACTTCTCTGCTGTGACTCGCTGTGATGCTCCATTAAGCAAGTCGGTGAACATCGCCACCCTTTGCTTCTCTGTCAGCTTTTCTTCAAACATCTGATCACCACCTCACAAATCAAATGCGCTGTCGTCTAGCGTAAGCTGTTCCAGTTCGTCAACCTCTTTCACGTCTCCTGCCATATCGCTATCGGTAACAACAACAGGATCAACAGCATCGCAAACGGGATCGTCACCACCGATATCAATAATGTCCTGATTAGCTTTAGAATCATGATCTTCCTCGATTTCTTCTGCCTGGTCGAACAACGAATCATTGTTTGTGGCGTTGAGCAGTTTCGCAAGTCTACGAAGAACCGTTTTCTTGCACATTTCGGATGTCGTCAAGTTGTGAGCCTTTGAGTCGCCTTTTGCAATCCCGAAGTTCCAGCTTTTCTTAATGTCTGCAAGCGGCATATACTCTGCTTGGCTTGTCCCGTCAAAGAACTCAACGCACGCATAAGCACCTTTGATTTTTTCAGGGGCGATATTGTCGATGTCCTGTTCGTGAAGTGTAATCTCTTTTCTGCCATTAACAATTTTGAATTTAAAAATGTCTCCTTGATAGACAATTTCGCTGTAAATGTTTTTCACGTTGTGGTTGTTCTGTTTCAGCTTGTAACATTCTCCGAGATAACTGGTCAACATTGTCAGCTTGTTGCCGTAGACAACGGGATAGAAATGTGTCTTGTTTGCATAGAGTCCGTCTTGCACTACCTTGAGAAGGAACTCTTTAATTGAATCAGGCGTGCAAACAGTCAATGCAGGTTTGTCGTTCTTGTCTACTGTCTGCTGTATAGCAAGCATGGCACTTTGTAATCCGTTCGCAAGGGCGTACCCTTTTGGCACAACAATTCCAGTCGATGAAACCTTTTCTGAAACCGCTCGCACGGTCATGTCTACATATTCTTCCATTGTTGCCGGTTGTTTAGTAATAATTTCGCTCATTCTTTTTCTCCTTTATTTCGGTTAAGGTCACTATTGCGTCAATACTCGGTTATGTTTTTGTTTTCAACAACACCAATAGCATAACTAATTGCGTACAATGCTCCGCTGTAAAAATCACTCAAATGATTGTGTTCTTTACACTTTTCTTGAATTTTTTCTCTTTCTTCTAACAAAAGCTCTAATGCAATTTCATAATTTTCTTTATAAGTCATGGCATCCCCTTTCAAACGCAATTTCGCTCAATTGCGTCCTTCTTCCAATCGTGCGTTAATCATGTCAGACAGCATCCAGATGACCTCTCCCTTTTCATTGCCGTCCTGAATCAGTCCTGTGAGAAACATCGCTATGGAGTTCAGTATAACCTTGTCACTGCCGGATGATACCATCTCAACCTGCCTGTTATCGTCCACCCTTGCCACGATGAATCCCTGTTCTGCGCCTGTCTTGTGCGTCTTGAGCACATCATAGGCAAAGTCAATCACGTCCTTGTCTGTCACTTCTTCAATCATTCAACCACCACTTTCAATTCTTTTTCCTCTTCCTTAACGTAGAGCGTAATAACTTGGCAGTCCATCTTATTGAGCCAGCTTGCAGATTCAGCATTGTCGATGAACACCACAGCTCTCGTGTTTGTGTGTCGCTGGATAGCGTTGATAACTTCCTGCCCTGCTCTGATCGCTTCTGACCGTGAGCAGTCACTATAAGGAACGTTTCCATTTACCATCGCCGTGCAGTCATCCGATATGTTGCCGTTCATAGCTTCGTCAAACAACCTGAACTTCAATGTCGAGAATAGATCATTGACCCTACTCTGTACCGCTTCTGCCTTTGCCCTGATGAACCGTTCTACAGCGTTCTTGATTCCTTCCTGCTGAACGATGAGTGTAGCCAGTTCCCTGTTCCTCTGCTCAAGTTCGTGAATCCGATTGCTTGTATCGTTTGCAAGATTTGCAAGTGCAAGTTTCGTTTTGAGTTCATCCAAGAACCGCTTCTGCTCTGCGATGACTTCCGGCTTTTTGCAACCGTCAAGATTTTCTCTTGCAATTTGACGCTGTTTGTCTAGTCCTTGATACGTTGCCTTGAGTTGAGCTGCGTTCTTTAGCAGGTCTTGCTTGCGCTGTGCGATAAAGTTTGCCTTGTCCTCAATTACTTGATGGCAGGTCGGGCACGTGCTTACAACACCTTCGCCGGACATAATCTCTAGCTCTGCGTGCTCTTTCTTGAGTTCTTCCATGTGAGCCTTGATGTCGTTGCAAGCCTTGTCGAGCATCGTGTAGTTGGCTGAAACCGTTTCGTACATTCCTGGCTGTGCAAGCTCAATCTCTTTTTCCAATGCTTCAATCTGTAATCCGAGCTTTTCATTGTTTTCAACCGGTTCGTTTCTTCGTTTCAGTTCATCGATTCGAGCTGGTATCTGGTCTTGCTCTTTCTTGTATTCCTTGATCTTGCTCGTAACGATCTTGAGCAGGTCTTCTGTTGTGTGTCCCTTGGCTTGCATCGTAGCAACCACTCGCAGAAGGTCTGCATCGCCTTGGCACATCTCCACCGGATCAATGCCGTCAATCATGTTCAAAAGATAGGCACGCTGGTCTTTCTTGTTCATCGTCAGGAAAGCATCTACGTTGGTGATAACTCGGAATGTCTGCTCTGATACTATCGAGTCGATCTTTGCCTTGTATTCGTTCTGTTTTACAGGTACTTCGTTGATGATGAACTCTGTGGTGTAGCCATCGAACGTTTTCTCAAGCGCACCTCTGCGGTTCAGCCACTTGGATTTCAATGTGCGTTTTAGGACAAGGCTTTCACCGTCTACCGACAAATCAATCGTGACGCTAGGTTCAACGCCTCTGTTTGGCTGTCCATCAATCAATGGAACGATCTCAAAGTCTGCCTTGCCCTTGCTGTCTTTTCCGAATAAGTTCCAAAGAAAAGCATCGTAAACTGTTGTCTTACCTACTGCATTGTCGGCATAAATCTGTGCGTTTTTGCCATTAAACTCAATCGTCTGTTCTTTGATGCCTTTGAAGTCTTTGATAGCGATGCCATTTAAACTGATGTTCATTTGCTTTCCCTCTTTCCGAATTGGTCACGATTGCGTCATAACTGAG